GTGGCTGCCGCAGCGTCAAATGCAGCACGAGCGGCTGCTAACATTGGCGGCGGCGGACCAGCGGGAGGCAATGGAAATACGCCAAGCCGAAAGGGTGGTCGCCGTGCTTAGGAACATCATCAACGATTTAGTCGGAGGCTCGTGGACGATCCTCGGTCTGCTCTTCGCGGTGGTCGTACTACCAGAAGGTCAGACGCAAAGCACAATGGCAACGCTGTTCATCCTGATGACAATCGTCTGGATCGCAACAGGATACTTGAGGTGGAAAGAATGACAACCGAAGATCACCGCAGGGAACTGAAGGAGCAGGGCTGGACGCGCATTGACACCGCGCCAGGCGAGTGGGTTGCACTCGTGCCAAGCGAAGACGCGAGCGCCTTCGGCGGCACGCTCTGGAAGCGTGGCGACAACGGCAACGACTACAGCGAGGGCTGCACCGCTGGTCATCCGATCAGCGCGGCACTCGACTACCAGAAGGCTGGTCTTGCACTCGCCGCGCACATCAAGGAAGACATCGGCGAATGAAGTACCGCATCAAGTCGCAGCTCTACTCTGACGCCGAGGCGCAGAAGAAGGTCGGCGCAATCCTTGACGACTGCGGGCCATCCAGCGCGGCTGCGGCTGCGGCCTTCGTGAACGGCTACGCGCCTGACTTCAGCGCAGCCGACGGCGTAGCGGCAAAGGAGCGCGCCACCGGCTTCAAGGAGAAGCAGGGGGTCAGCGACAACGGCTCAAGCCTGAGCGAGATGATGAAGACCGTCCGCGAACTGGGCTGCAAGGCAAAGCCTGCCGACACCTTCGCCGAGGCAATCGCAGCTGCGAAGGCTGGCGCCGCACTCATCGTCTGGGTGCAGGCACCGATCGGCTACCCAAAGCAGGCGCTGTCCAAGTGGCACCGCAACTGGGCGTCGTACTGGCAGAAGAAGGACCCCAAGGTGATCGCCGCAGGGTACGGACACCTCACCAGCGCGGGCTATGATTCAGAGGCGCAGACGCTGGTCTTCGCCGACCCTACGTTTGATGAGCGTGTACCGAAGGAACAGTACGCCGTGCCAGTCACGGAGGCTGAACTCAAGGCAATCGCTTCAGGCAAGCCAGGCTCGCCTGCAAGCCACATTGTCATCGTGACGAAGAAGTGAAAGGAAAGACAATGAACAAGGTTCAGAAGATTCTTGACGCAAGCAAACTTGACGAGATGGTGCTTGACGCAGTTCGCACCTTCCTGACGGTCTCAATCTCAGTCGCACTCGGACTCGGCATCCCGCTGCTCGACATCACTGGCGGCGACTTCCGAACCGTCCTGTCGGCTGGTCTGGCGTCAGGCTTGGCCGTACTGGTCAAGGCGCTCGACCCAAGCCAGAGCGACTACGGCATCGGCGGCAAGAAGTAGGTCTTGACACAAGCCTGAGGAGGCTTCACTCTCGGTTCATCGGCGTGTAGTCGCGCCGAAGTAGGAGGTCGCAATGGAGGAGTTAGACGAGTTCCTGACGCTGCAGGGTGCCTACAAAGGGCCACTCTGCGGCTATCAGTTGCTTGAGATAAGCGACGCTGACCGGCAATCGCTGGACAAGGCGCTCGCAGCCGCGAAGATCACGGCAAAGGCAATCCAGAAGTGGTGCGAGATTCGCAACCAGCACTGGGCGCAGCAGAACATCCAGCGACACAGGAGAGGGGACTGCAAATGCCAGAAGACCTGATCGAGTTTCAGCGTGAGGACGAACTCAACGAACTGAAGTCGGCGCACAGGCGTGCGTTGCGCGCGCTCGCAAAGAAGGATCAGCAGACAGACGAACTCGTGGAGGCGGTCTACCGCGCCGCGAAGGATGCGGCGGTCGGGATGAAGATTCCAGCCGTGCCTGCACCGAAGCCAGACAAGCGCAAGGGCAAGCGCGAGGTTGCCGTCGTGCAACTAAGCGACTGGCAACTCGGCAAGAAGAGCGTGGACTACGACATTGACACCGCAGCCAAGCGGCTGCAGTTGCTCGCCGAAAAGGTGCAGCGGGTGGTAGAGATTCAGCGCAAGGATCACCCTGTGGACACGGTGAAGATTCTGCTCACTGGCGACCTCGTGGAGTCAGACGGCAACATCTTCCCAGGACAAGCCTACGAAGTTGAGGCTGGCGGTCTGTACGTCCAAATCTTCCGCGGCGCGGAGATGCTCGCGCAGTTCGTGCGCGCTATGGCCGCACTCTTCCCGAATGTCGAGGTCTACGGTGCGATCGGCAACCACGGGCGCTTGGGGCGCTACTCGGATCACTCGCCAGAAAGCAACAGCGATGCGATTCTTTACAACATTGCGCGGTCACTCGTGCAGAGCGAGAAGCGCGTGAGCTGGAAGGAGAGCCTCACCGTTGGCGGTCGGCACTGGTACGACACGTTGGAACTGCCAGGCGGCAAGATCGGGATGATCGTCCACGGCGATCAGTTCAGAGGTGGGCTTGGGATGCCGTGGTATGGCGTTGCAAAGAAGGCGAGCGGCTGGCGCTTGAGCGTCGCGCCGTTTGACTATCTCTGGTTCGGACACTGGCATCAGCCTGCGCGACTCGTCCTTGCCGACGGCAAGATCACGACGTGGTGCAGTCCGTCACTTGAGAGCAGCAACCGCTTCGCTCAGGAGGTCGTCGGCGCGTCTGGCGAGCCAGGGCAGTGGCTAATGTTCTTTGACGGCGATGGAGAGGTCTCAGCCGAGTACCTGATCCGCTTGCGCTAGTGCCGTTCCTTGCAGGTCCGCCGGCACCGAGGCCGCAGGACATAGGAGCCTGCACGCCGTGCGGGGAGACTCGCAGGGTGTGGAGGTTTGCCGAACAGGAAGTCAGCCTCACGGTCGGCTATTCTGCAGTCCTGTCCTACGCTATCTGCCGAGCGTGCCTAGAGGTGGTTCTAGAGCTGCTCGATGAGGACGATGACGCCGCTGGCTATGCCAGCGACCTCCCAGACTGACCTCCTCCAGTCTGGGAGGCTACCCCTTGACAAGCCGTGACATCACGCTCTAGGATCGTGACAGCAGGGAGGAACCAGCCAGAAGGCTGATCCTGCTGAGGAGGTCTAGATGAACAAGAACTTCGGCTGGGTCAGCCGCAGCGAGCGCAAGGGTCACGCCACATTCGTGGTCGGCGACCCTAACTCGACCGAACTCCCTTCGCTCATCTTTGAGCTGGGCGTTCGTCCGAAGCGCGATGAGAAGCCAGTTGCAGAACACGCGCCAATCGCGTGGAGCGAGATCGCTCGCATCTCTGCCGGCGAAGTCACCCTTGAGCAGTTGAAGGAGGCAGCAAAGTGAAGACACTCATCTTGGATTCTTTGGCAGTCGTATCGTTCATCGCAGCAATGGTGCTGCTCTTGGCGCTGGGGTCAATGCGATGAAGTTGGACAGAAGGACGCAGCCACTGGTCTACAAACGAGTGGCAATCCGCACGACGCTGCTGGATGAGCAAAAGCGCAGCGATCAGCAACTTGACATTGCCATTGGCATCCTCGGAGCGACGCTTCTGGTGATCGTCTTCGTGGTACTTGGCTAATGCCAGTTTACGAGTACCGCTGCGGCGACTGCGGACATCGCGAGGAACACACGCACTCAATCACGAACGTCTACAACCCGCGCTGCGAGAAATGCGGCCGCTGGATGCGGATGGTCTATTCACCGGCGGCGGTGGTTTACAAGGGCGAAGGGTTCGCCAAGAAAGACAGAAAGAAGAAGGAGGGCAAGTGAGCAAGCAATACGAGTTCGTCAAGGCAGAGCAGCGCAGTCCTGAGTGGTTCGCACTTCGGGCTGACGGCATCACGGCGACCGACGTCTCGGTCATCGCGGGGCTGAACCCCTATAAAACTCCCTTCCAGCTCTGGGCGGAGAAGCTAGGGAAGTATCAGCCAGACCCAGTGGGACCAGCCGCCGTTCGCGGCATCCTGCTGGAGAACACGGTCGCAGAGTTCTACGAGATGGAGACTGGCCGCGAGTTGCGCCGCAGCAACGGCATTGTCCGACTCAAGGAACTGCCGTGGGTGATGGCGTCACTCGACCGCACCATCGTCGGCGAGGAGGGCTTGGTGGAAATAAAGACCAGTACCTCACCGCGCTGGAGTCTGCACCCAGTCCCGCCAGAGGTGGTGGCGCAGGTGCAGTGGCAAATGTTTGTCACCGGCGCACCGTGGTGCGACGTAGCAGTCCTGCTCGGCGGGTTGGTCTTCCGCATCGAGCGGGTGGCTGCGAGCATTGACTACCAGACGGAGTTGTACCGCAAGGCAGTGGAGTTTAGGAACGCGCTCGCAACGCAGACGCCGCCAGCCTTGCAGGGTCAGGACTCTGACGCGCTGGCGCAGGTCGTGCCGCAGGCGAGCGAAGAGTACGCAAACGCAACGGACGGCATTGACCGCGTGGCGGCGCTGTATTCGGAAAAGCAGTACGAATCTAAGTTGCTTGACGAAGAGCTGCAGAACCTCGCCATCTCGCTGAAGGAAGCGATCGGCGAAAAGGCAGGGATCGTCGGCAACGGATGGCAGGCAACGTGGAAGGCGAACAAGGCGTCGGTCAAGACCGACTGGAAGGAGGTCGCAACGAAAGTGGACCCGAAGATCATTGAAGCCGCGACGCGGGAAGTTCCAGGCGCGCGAGTCTTCCGATTCAAGAACGAGGAGGGACTATGAGCAAGGAGATCGCAGCAGCACTCTTGGCGCCATTCGAGGAGAAGGACCTGAAGCATCGCCCAGGGCGAGCAGGGATGACGTTCACCTACGCCGACGCGCGAGCAGTCGCGCAGCGGCTGGATGACGTCCTCGGCATTGAGGGATGGCAGTTTGAGGTGAAGGTCGCAGACGGCGCACGCAACGTCGTCCACGGCTCACTTGCTGTCGTAATCGGTGGCAAGACCACCATCCGACAGGACTTCGGCTACCCAAACTCTGCTCAGGACGACGAGCCACTGAAGTCAGCGGCCAGCGACGCGCTCCGCAGGTGCGCCGCGCAGCTAGGAGTGGGCAGGAGCCTCTATTCGCCAGAAAAGGGTGTCCCAGTACCACTTGCGAGGGTTCCGCGCCTCTCCGTGGCTCCTACACCCCTCTCCGTTGATTCTGACGACGCTACCAGCGACGCAATAATCGCTGCGAAGGCAGCAATGCTCTTTGCCGAGAACGTCGGCGACGAGACCTGCAGCCACGGCGAACTCTGGACCTTGAAGCCAGGCGGCATCAGCAAGGCAAGCGGCAAGCCGTACAACGCATTCTGGGCGGCGAGCCACAAGACGCCAGACGGCGCCTACTGCAAGGACAAGCCGAGCCAGAAGTTTGTCGCGTCGCAGTCGGCTGCACCGGCGAAGCCGAAGCTCGTGCCAGAAGACACCCAGAACCTAGAGGACTTGCCGTTCTAAGCAAGAGAAAGTCGGAGGAGGACTGAAATGGCGCTATGGATCAAGTGGTCAGCACAAGCACACAAGGACGCAATCATCAGCAGCCTGAGCGACATCGAGTTTCGTGCGTTCGTCACGATCCTTGAAGTGGCGAAGGAGATGCGGAAGGGCGGCGAGTTCCGTGACCGTCGGCACCTCGCCACGGTGATCGGGCCGCGCCTCTCAAGGTGCGTACCCCGACTGGTCGCCGAGGGCTTGCTGGAGTCATCTGGAGATGGTCTCGTCAAGGTCTCGAACTGGTCTCGATGGCAAGTCGACGCCACGTCGACCATTCGGCAACAGCGCGCTCGTGCGGGAAAAGAGCCTGTGTCACGGTTTAGTCACGCTATAGAACTAGAGAAGAACCAGAACAGAACTAGAGAAGAGAAGACTCTTACTAACGGCGTGATGAGTATTGGCGAGATTATTGCGAAGGGAGGACGACGATGATCAGGCTCAGAATGGAGCAGGAGATAGCAGTCGGACTTGCGATTCTGGCAGGAGCTAGGACAAGTAGGGGAAATGCATTTAGAAATAGCCAGCAAGACCGAGGCTCTGATCAGAACATCGTGAACGACCTAGCAGGGGTTATTGGCGAGTGGGCAGCGATTCACACGGCTGAGGTTGCAGGATTGCGACCAAAGCACCGCTTCTTTGACACGAGCGGTCCAGTCAAGGAGGCAGACCTATTCATTGACGATAAGGGCTTAGACGCTAAGGCTGTTGCTCTTGATCCCAGCCGCAAGTGCCTGATCGTTGACGCAAGGGCTGCAGCAGCGGCAGCCGACAAAGGCATTACGGCGATTGTGCCGGTGCTAATGCAGCAAGGCTCTGCAATGGTCGCTGTTGGACGGCGAATCCCGATGGCTACGGTGTTGGAGTGGGAATCACGGCAGTTCCGACCCAACACGCCAGCGGCATTCTTTATCGAGTTGAAGCACCTTGCGCTTGCCAACTTCGGGCCAAGTATTGGAGAGATCGTCCGCGAGTTTGAGTTGCAGCCAATGGACTGGGGTCAGATCAAGTCCATTGCTCTGAACGTTGGGTCAACATACTCAGACGCTGACATTCAGAAGATTGTTGGATCGTGGTCTCGTATTGAGAACGGGCTTCGGGAACTGGCGATCAGTTCAGTAGTGCCGGTATGAGGTCGCTGGCGATTCTTGGGCCGCAAGGGAGCGGCAAATCCACCATTGCATCGCTCTTCGTGGAGCATCGTGAGTACCGTCGGCACGGCATCGCGGATGCCATCAAGCACATCGCGGCGATGGCGTACAACGACCTCGGCAAGAGCGAGGTCTTGACCGTGAGCCGAAACTTCGGCAACAACACCCTGACCGGCAGAGAACTGCTGCAGGAGATCGGTGCGGCGATGCGCAGCGTGGACACGCACTTCTGGCTCAGGGTCTGGCGCAAGGACTACTTTGAGCTGAAGCGGATCGGCTTTGGCGTGGTCGTGGATGACGTGCGGCTGGATGCCGAGGTGCAGTACCTGCGAGCCATTGACCCAGACATCTTCATCGTTCGCCTGACAGCCTCAGAGGAGGTTAGGCGCGAGAGGGTAGGCGGCAACCTGTACGGAGCCGCCGACATCACGGAAAGGGGCTGGACAGACAGCAGGTCAGACCTTACGGTGGACACGACAAGCCTGTCGCCTGAGGACGCCTACCGCGTCATCACCGACAAGATGGAGGGCGAATGAGAGAGCTAGAGATTCTCGCAGCGCAGGTCGGCTACAGGGTTCAGGACTGCGTGCAGATCGAGGGCGTGTGGACAGTGATCCTTGATGACGAGGACGGCGAGATCACGGCAACTGGCGAGACGCCTCAAGAGGCCATTGAGAAGATGGTCGCTCGTCTGGTCTCAACGCTGAACGGCATCGGTCACTGACGTGTGGGATAGCGTTGGTCTCGTGATCGCAGGGCTGCAACTCTTCTTCGCGCTGATCGTTGGGCTGACGCTGCCGGTGGCGTCTAAGCGTGGCGGTGCGGCAGCGGGTACCATCTTCCTGATCTTGGCGTTCGCCACGGTCATTTGGATCGTAAGGAGCGTGCTATGGCAGCAGTAAAGGC